ATTCCTCGCCATGCAGACCGCCGCCTGGCTTTTCTTCTCCAAATTATTCACCTTCGCCGTCAACTGACATGACCCCCACGCCACACATCGCCGCCGCCATACATGCCATGCAGGCCGCTGGACTCGTATGCGTGAAGGAGCGCCGAAACCAGTCGCTCAATAGCAGCTACGCCACGCTGGCAGACATCTGGGAGGTGCTGCGGCCTCACCTCGCCACCCACGGGATTGCGGTGCAGTTCCGGCACGGCCAACTCCGCGAGCTGGGAGCCCAGCTTGTGCAGTCCATGACCGTTCGCATTCTCCACCCGGCGAGCGGCGAGGTGGAGGAGTGGAGCGGTGACTACCCACTCCCCGAGGGCAACCGCGGCGTCAATTTCGCCCAGCGGTTCGGGAGCGCCACCACATACGCCCAGCGTTACGCCCTATGCGCCGCGTTCGGGGTTGTGACCGGCGACGACGACGACGCCCGCCGCGCCGCCGCGCAGGCCGGATGCGAGCGGGAAGCCCGCCCCAGCGCCAACCCGGAGGCATGGCCCGCGTTCCTTGATGGCGGGTGGAACGACGCCCGCAGCCCAGCAGACGACAGCGTCGCCCTTGCCGACATCCCCCACAAGGAACGGGTCGCCCTATGGAAGAAGTTCCCGGCATACGGCCCATTGATCGGGTACGTTGGGGACCTCATCACCAGCAGGCTGGAGCAAGAGGGGATTGGCTGGAGCCCGTGGACCGCCCGCGCCGGCGGGCAGTGGCCGGAGACGCTGGAGGCTTGCACGCCGGAGCAGATCGGAGCCGCCGCCCGGATCATCCTCGCCCCTCGCCAGCCCGCCGCATGATACGCGATTGCGGGGGCCGTCGCCCGTTGACGGTCCCCGCTTTTTCCTCACGCTGATGGACACACCACAGCCATGATTGATTTCCGCCCACACTTCGCCGCCGATCACGTCGGCACCGCCTACGCCCCAATCGAAACCCTCCGAGGATACCGGCACATCCCGGAAGCGCAATACCACCGCCTCCCCGCCATCAGCGCCACCACGCTGAAATGCCCGACCGCAGGCCACATGCTCGACAAGCTGACCGCCGCCGAGGTGGACGTGTACGACAACGCAGCCCGTGCCGAAGCCTTCACAATGGGACGGCTGGTTCACTGGGCCGCGCTGGAGCCACACAAGCTCAGGCCTGAAAACCACCTCGCCCACATGGTGGCATCGCCCACCGACGGACTAGGCACGAAGGCGGCACGCGCCACCCGGGACGCCAACCCTGGCAAACTGCTGGTCACTCCCAACCACATCCGAAAAGCAGTTGCCCTGCTTGAGGCCATCCAAGGCCACCCCGAGGCCTCGCACTGGTTGAGTCAGCCCGGAGAGCGGGAATGCTCCGGCCTCATCCGCTCCGGTGGCGTGTGGCGCAAGTGGCGTGCAGACCTCGCCCTCCGCTCCCACCGCGCCATCGTAGACGTGAAGACCACCCGGCATTGCGTAGCAGGAGCGCGCGGCGTGCGGAAGTGGATTAGTGAGTGCTGGGATATGGGATACTGGATCCAAGCCGCGTGGTATCTCCACCACCATGAACTTGCCACCGGCATGAGGCCGGGGAGTTTCGTTTTCGTCGTCGTCTCCACCGGGGAGCCGTTTCACGCCAGATGCTTTGAAGTGGAAAACGTGCCGACCGACGCCGCGCACTACCATCCCGACATGCCGCTCGCCAAAGCCCGCAGGATTCTGGGGCTGGACCCCGGAGAAGAAGGAATCACGCGCCTTGATATGTTCCTGAAATCCGCACGGGAAACCGCCCGCGAACAAGAAGCAGGCCGCCCGCTCACGCCCGCAATCCTCCGCCAGTTGTGGCCCATCACCGAGGACGATACCGGAACCGTCCAAATCAATCTCCCACCCATGCAGTAACCCAACCCCATAGACTTATGCCTACCAAACGCAAAACCAAACCAGCCGACACCCTCGACACAATGACGCCCGAGGAATACGGAATCACCACGCCAGAGCCAACCGCTGAAACCATCGGCACCCTGTCACCGGAGGCGGAGAAATTCCGCGCCCGCGCCATGGAAATCGACGCCGAGCAACGCGCCGAGGAAGCCGCCGCCGCGCAGGTCGCAGCCAAGCGGGAACTCTCCGGCCCGTGGGCCGTGCCCCAGATTGCCGAGATTCAGGCCGACTGGCCCGCACGCCGCCAGCCCGTGACCCTCTCCGTCAAGCTGGAGGAGTCCGAGGTGGTGGAACAAGCCCACATCCTCACCGCCGCGCTCGCAGGGCTGGATATTATCAAGAGTGAGGCCAAGAGCAGCGCCGACGCCTACAAGGCACGGCAGGAGGAGCAGCAGAACACGATCAATCGCAGCCGCACGTTGATTGACCGCGGCACCGAGGACCGATCGGTGGAGTGCGTGTGGGTGTATGAGACGGCGGGACTCGACGCCGAGGGCCGCGTTATCATCGACAGTGACAGGCGCACGCTTGTGCGCCTCGACACCGGGGAACCCGTCCGCCACGAACGGATCCCAGAGGAGGACCGCCAGCTGTCACTCTTCCCGGAGGAGCCCGACGCCGTGAACGAGGAGCCCGTCCCAGACGACAGCGCCGAGTTTGCCGACCTCGCCGACGACCCGGACGAATTCGCCGAGGAAGCCGCGCAGGAAGCCACCGCCGAGGAGGAAGCGCCATGATGCCACACCCCGAAGACGTCGAACGCGCCAAGCAAAAGGGGAGGGAAATTATTCAAGTTCTCGCGGCTTGGATTGATGGGAAAACCATCCGCAGTCTTGAGGAAGACGCCCCAGCGGAGGATGCGTTGTTCTGGGACTTTGAAGACGGCATGCCAAAGCTGACGTTTTACCCACATGACGAGTATATAGATGAGAAATGGGACGTGAGGCCGCGCCCGCGCACCCTGTATTCTATTGAGCACAGCGACTGGCCAAACGCATTCATCACGACCACCGACCCAGACCTTGCCGACAAATGGGAAAAAGAAGGGCGCACCGTCACCACTTCCACCGAAATCCCTTGACCCCATGACCGCCGCAGCCGCCACCACTCCGCACCTCACTCCGCCAGTTTGGCCGGAGTGGTGGGCGGCTTGCCCTGGACTCCGCGAGAAAAACACCGCCTTTGGGAAGTGCTTGTTTCGCGAGGTGCGCATCATGCTCCCCGACGAGGTTCGTTTCCGCGACTGGTGGAAAAGGAACGGGGCCACCATGATTCGCGGCGGGTGGGGACTCTCCTCCTACGGCAGCGCCACCAACCTCCAGCAATGGCTCACCGAAGCCGGAGAGTTGACCGCGATCGGGCGGGAGCGAGTGGCCCGTCTTGACGCCAAGAAGGCCGCAGCAGCGCAGGCGCTGCTCCCCCTGCCCCCGGAGCCAGAATTGACCCTCCCCCCGCTCCCCGGCGAACTGGAGAGCAAATTGCGCCCGTATCAGGTGACACCAGCCCGCCAGCTATTCCGCGCCCTCGCCCAAGGGAAGGAGGAGTGGGGCTATCCGGGGGCCGTCGATTTCAGCGACATGGGGACAGGCAAAACGTACATGGACCTCGCCGCCGCCCTCGCGACAGGCCGGAGCGTGATCGTGCTTTGTCCCGTCGTTGGGAAGGCTGGATGGGAGCGTGCATTCGCCCACTTCGGAGCCGACCCGCACTTCATTGGCACCTACGAGGGATTGAGATCAGGCAACCGCCCCACCGTTGTCGAACAGCGCCCTGATGGGGAATTCGTCTGGAAGAACTCCGGGGAGATCATCCTGATTCTGGATGAGGCGCAGGCGCTGAGACACGACGACACCCTCAACGTGAAACTGTGCAGCGCCGCCGTCCGCCAAGGGATTCCCATTCTGGCGGCGTCGGCAACCATTGCCATCGACCCCCGGGAGTTTCGATTCGCCGGGAGGATCGTAGGACTTCACGACGGGGCTCAGGACTGGATCCGGTTTCTGGCGTCGCACGGATGCACGAAGGCCCCGAACTCCTCGACGTGGAAATGGGATGGGGACTTCTCCGCCCTCGCCCGAATCAACGCCCGCTTGTTCCCGCGCCGCGGCGCACGGGTGCGCAAACAGGACCTTGGCGAGGAATGCCCGGAGACTGAAATCTCCGTTCTCCCCATCAGGTGCGAGGCTGGGGACCGCATCGCCGCTCTTTGGAGGGACACCGAGCGGCACCTTGAACGCCTGCGGGGGACTCGACATTACGAGATGGAGTTTCGCCGATGCCGGATGCGAATCTGGCAGGCGTCGGAGATGGCACTGGCGGAGCCTATCGCCCAGCGGATGCGGCAGGATGTTCGGGACGGTCGCAGCGTTTGCGCATTCGTCTCCTTCACCGGCACGCGGCAGGCCATGGCCCGAATTTTGAACACCCACGCCGGATTTTATGGGGGGCAACCCCTCAAACGCCGCCAGTATTTCGAAAGGGAATTCCAAGCGAACCGGGAGCACATCTTGATTAACCAGATCGGAGCCGGGGGTGCATCCGTCTCCTTGCATGACCTCACCGGCGACCGCCCCCGGAGCGCCTACATCATGCCGACCGACAACCCCGTCCACATGCGCCAGGCGACCGGGCGCATTGACCGCGTGGGAGGGGTGACAAAATCCCTCCAGTGGATTCCATGCGTTGCGGGAACCGTCTCCGAGAAGATGGTGGAGAGAGCCCGAAAGAAAATGCTTGGATTCGACACCATCAACGACGGCAAAGATGCCTCCTCACAATTCTGACCCATGAAAACAACCAACGCCACCGACCTCAAAACACTATCCGCCGACAGTCTCCAAAAACTTCGCGAGCTTGGCAAGCAGTACCAACTGTTGGTCAAAAACCAAGACGCACTGCTCGTCAAAGCTAGGCGCATCATCGGCTTCAAAACTCCAAACGTAACCGGGGATCAATTAGACGCCGTCCGAGAACACGACTACCACGGCGCAAACGTCTTTGTCGAATATGCCCGCATAGCTCACCTCAGATGGGAAAAGGAGGAAGCCGTGGAAAAATTGAAGTCCGTGATCACCAACCAAAAGCTCGACAAAGCGACAGTCCTCAAGCTGCTTGATTTGTATTATTAACCACACCCCATGACCCCATCCCATGAAACAACACGACCCACAAAAGCCCGCACCCTCGACCGCCTCACCGCCATCCACCTCGACGCCCAAACGGAAGTCCGCCAGCTCTACAAAGGCGCGGACCAAGACGGCTGGGCCGAAGAAACGGTGTGCGAGTTGCCATCCGGCAGAATTGTTGCAATCCCAACTGACGCACTGGAGCCGTTGTTACTCTGAATGCACCCTCGTTGTCGGCATTGACCCCGGTCACGACGGCGCACTGGTCAGCATCAGCGCCACCACCAGCGACATAATCGCCAAGTATGCCATGCCGACCCGCCCGTATTGCGGAGAGGAGAGAACATGGAGCGGCGCAGTGTACACCACCCTCCGGGAACTTATCGGCGAACACCGCGGCACGGTCCTGATTGCCATTGAAGCCCTTCCCCGCCACGCCCAGAGCAAGGCCGCCATGCGCATGATGGCCATGGGGTGGGGCCTCGCCTACGCCGCCGCCGCCTCGCTTACCTCACAAGTTATTGAGGTGAAGGCCGGGAACTCCCTCGACGGGTGGCAACGCGCCCTGCTTGGAAACAACCTGCCCAAAGGAGGAACCAAGGCCGCCGCCCTCATCGAAGCTCAAGGCATATGGCCGTCTGAATCATGGATTGCCCCCGGATGCCGCACGCCTCACCCTGGATACGTGGACGCGGCATTGATTGCCCATTACGCCCTCCGCAGACTCAGGGAATTCCAATCACGCTGACGCCATGCCAAAACGAGAATACCCCAGCCGCCGCCCCGCATGGAAAGACGAGACGAAGCATTGCCCCGAACCATGCGGGGAGCCGTTCGGCCCATCGGAGCGCAGCACGCACGCCCAATGGAAGGCCGCGATTTACTGCTCCCTTAAATGTTCATCCCGTGCCACCCAAGCCCGCCTCCGCCAACATCGAACCAAATACCCCACACTATGAGCCTGCCATTCGTCTCCACACACACCCGCGCCGCCTGGCGTGATGAGGTCCGCGTTTGCCCCGACTGCGGGGAAAATTACTGGCCCGCCAAGGGAACCACAAAGGCCCGATGGGATGCGCAGGTCACATGCCCGAACCCGTGCGGACTCCTCCGCGCCGCCAAGATCGGCAACGCCGCCCGCGCCGCTCGAAAGAGCCAGACGAGGAAGGGGGACGTTGTATGATGCCGCACACCAAGCCCGCGCCCACATGGCAGGAGATTCTGCGCCGATTGGAGATTGCAGGCCCGCCCGTGCCGGACGAGGCCGCAAAGACCGCAGAACAACGCGCCCGAGAGGAGAGCATGCGCCGCCGCCGCTGGCTGCTTGGACACCCGCGCCTCGCCTCCGCCGTAGCCCTCGCCCTCGCCTCAGATTGAACTTGCGACGCCATCCGCAAATGCTTATGGTGACACGCGCACCGCGCCGGGAAGTGAAACTCCTGTAACCGCATGACCCCACCTTGCCGCTCCCTCTCAATCGTCCGGTCCCGTCATGGCCGAGTTTCACCGATTGAGGCGGGAGCGGCCTTTTTACGCCCATGACTTCACCAGCATCTTCAACCTTCAGTCCGCTTGTGGTCAGTTACGGCGGGGGGCTCAACTCCACCGCCATGCTCGTTGGATTCCGCGACCGTGGGATTGTCCCTGATCTCATCCTGTTTGCCGACACTGGCGCAGAACGCCCGGAAACCTACGCCCACGTTCGCCAGATCAGCGCCATCACGCAACTCTGGTGGGGGCTGGAAATTGGGACGGTCCGCTCGACCTTTAAGGGGGAGCCTGAGGCAATAGATGATGAGTGCTTACGCCTGTCAACCCTTCCGTCTTTGGCCTTTGGACGAAAGGCATGCAGCATGAAGCACAAGATCAAGCCACAGCACAGACATCTTCAGCAATGGATGAAAAGCCGCGGAATCAGCACGGTCACAAAGGCCGTGGGATACGACTCAAACGAAGCGCATCGGGCGGTTCACAAAACTCAGGAAATAATTGCTGCCGGAATGATTGAGCTGATGTGGTTTCCTTTGATTGAATGGCAATGGTCCCGCGCTGATTGCGCCCGCGAAGTCGCCGCCGCAGGTCTGCCGGTCCCGGGAAAATCCGCGTGCTACATGTGCCCAGCATCCAAACGATCAGAGGTTCTCGCATTGCGGAAGGACCACCCGGAGCTGTTCGCCAAGGCGCTGGAAATTGAGCGCCGCGCACAAGCCACCAACTGGACAAAGCGTGGGCTGGGAGGAGAAAACAACCTGTGGGCGGACTGGGTAACCCATGAGGACAATTCCCCATGGCTCGACCTTGAGCCTGTGCATGTGCCTTGCGGCTGCATCGACTGACTTACCGCCATGACTGCCGCCGAGCTCATCACCATCATGGAGGCCGCCGTGCGGCTGGGGTGCCGTGTGACACTCAGCCCAGACGGCACCGCCGAGGTTGAACCCATCCCCTCGACGCCGCAGCCCGCCCAGGCCCGCAGCGCCGGAGCCGAACGCACCCGCCGATACCGTGAACGGCAGGCCGCCATGGATTTATCGGCACCGTCACAGAGCGTCACAGACCGTCACAAAGCGTCACCCCCGCCGTCACAAAGCGTCACCACCGAGTCACAGGCCGTCACAGACCGTCACAAAGCGTCACGGAATGTCACGGATTCCGAAACCACCCCTTCTCCCTCCCCTTCCCTCCCCACTCCCCTCCCTTCCCCGCCCACATCCCCGCAGGGGAAAGGCGTGCGTACATGCGCGAAGGAGCCGGAGCCGAACGACTGGCTCGAAGATTTCGAGATTCCCGAACCCTCGCCGAAGGCAGAAACGCCAGCGCCTCCCGAACCGAAACCGAAACGCACCACACCAGTCGCCGACCCCGAAGCCATCGCTGTCACCCTCCCTGACACCGCATCCCAAGCACTCCGGGAAGCGTGGGCCGAGTGGCAAGAGTACCGCCAGCGCCGCGCCGCCACCAAACTTGCCGCCGACCGTATCCCGTGGACAGGACAAGCCGCACGCAACACCGCCAAGCAAATCGTGGACAACGCCGCACGCCTTGGAGAGCGGATTGTCTGCGACCGCGTCGTCTCAGCCATTGCCGGAGAGTGGCGCGGCCTCAACCTCGACAAACTCGAAACCCCCAAACAACATGACCAGCCACATTTCCGCAGCCATATCCCGACTAGAAACGGCACTTCACAACCGCTCCCCCAAGCCGAAGGCCTCAACCGTAACCGACTCCCGCCGAAGCTACCGCGACCTTGAGGCGTTCCACACATGCGGGGATCCGATCCTTGAGGAGATGCTGGACGCTGGGGCTAGTTACCTCGCCTCCATCCGCGCCGGAGAGAAGCCGTGCTGGATGACGTTGTGGGGAACCAACGGCAAAGGGAACGGCACCGGCAAAACCCACCTCGCCCGCCTCATCGCCGCCGCCGCGCGCAACCACCTCCCGCAGACTCCCGCCACATGCACGCTCAACTGGCCGAAGCTCTGCACCCGCTGGCAGGCCCGGGAGGACACAGGGCACAAGCTGGGGTTTGCTCGCGAGTGCGGATTGTTGGTCATTGACGACGCCGGAGCCGAACACCAGAGCGCCGCGACCGTCTCACTGTTGCAGGACCTGTTGAACTCCCGGCTGGGACGCTGGACCATCATAACCAGCAACCTCAGCCCCGAGGAGTGGAGCGCCCGCGACCACCGCATTGCTTCCCGCCTCATCCGCGATGGCAGTTTCCTCGTTCAATGCGAGACTGTCGATTTCGCCAACCGCCCACACGCCACGCCATGAGCGCTCGCAAGAAACCCAAGCCCCCGGATTTCGCGAAGCCGCCCAAGCGGTTGCCGCGGCAGAACATGCAGGCCCCCGTCGTACCGGAGAAGCCCCTCGCCAATCCGTTCCATGAGAAGCTGGTGCAAACCGTCCTCAGCAACCCGCAGTTTTCCCCGGCCCGATGCTACCAGATAGCCGCCAGCAACCCCGCCCTCACCCCACAAGATCGGTATTCCGCGCACGCCATCCTCCGCATTCCCGCCGTCTCCGCCCGCCTCGCCTACCTCCAGACGCAGGAGGCCGAGCGCGGCAGCATGGACCGGGACGAACTACGAAGGTATCTTGAAACCGTCATCCGCACGCCCCTCTCTGAACTCACCCCCGACCACGTTTGCGCCGAGGAAATCGAGTACAGGGAAGACGGCACGGTGAAGAAGGTGAAGCTGGACAAGATGCGAGCGGCCCAGATGCTCGCGCAGATGCACGGATGGGACCGCCCCGCTGGCGAAGCCGTTGCGCACATCGACGCTCAACGGGTACTGGTTGCCGTCTTGAATGGCACCGTTCACTTGCATGGATCGTAACCTGAAAAAGTTTGCCGAGCGCCTGGGGAACCGGGAATGGCGACTTGCCCACCTGTATCAGATCAGGGACAAGGAGGGGCATGTCGTGCCCTTTGTCCCCAGAGCTGAGCAGTGGGGATATTTCCGCGGCAGGCACTCGCGGAACATGGTGCCAAAAGCTCGGAAACTAGGAATCTCCACCGGGATCGTCATCGACTACCTCGACGCCTGTATCTGGACGCCGCAGGGGATTCACGCCGCACACATTGACCTCACTCAGGACCACGCCGAAGGGAAAATTGAGATTGCCCGCCTTGCGTGGGATGAAGGGCCAAAACATCCCATTCCGGAGATTGCCGAGTTGTGGCGGTGGATTCACCTCTTTCGTCCCCTGGTGAAGCGCAACGCCTCGATGATGGAATGGAAGCATGGGAGCAAACAGGAAGCGGGAGTGTCATTCGTTGGGGGCACGCCCCAGCGCCTTCACTGGTCAGAAGCGGGGCCGCTATCAGTGCAGGACCCAAAGAAGGCCGCACGGATTCGCCGTCAGTCCCTGAACGCCGTCCCCACCTCCGGCGTCATCGACGTGGAGACGACGATGGAGGGGGGCACCTACGGGGAAGCCTACAGCCTGTTTAAGCTGGCGCTTGAGCATAAGGGTGAGCTTACCGCCGAAGATTGGAAATTCTGGTTTTTCGCGTGGTATCAGCACCCGGACTATACCCTCGACCCCGGCCCCTCATGGGTGCCAACCGCGGACACTATCGCTTATTTTCAGGAACTGGAGCGGCAGGAAGGCGTGACCCTCCCGCGCAACCGGTGGGCATGGTACGAACGCCGCGCAAAATTGCAGGGACCCGACATGTTTTCGCAGTTCCCCAGCACTCCGGCCGAGTGCATCAGGAGCGCGATTGCGGGACAGATTTACCCGGAAATCACCAACGCCCGCCAGCGGGGGAGAGTCACCCGCCTCGCCATCGAACCCGGCGTGCCACTCGTCACTTCCTGGGACCTTGGAACCGCCGACGCCGCCGCGGCATGGCTGGTGCAGATTCTCCCCACCCAAGTCCTTTTTCACCGCCACTACGAAGCCACTGGCACCGGAGCCGCCGAGACGGCCCAGCAGATCAGGGAATGGGAAATGGAAATCGGCAGGCGCATCGACACGCACTTGTTTCCTCACGACGTGGACACCCGCGACCGCGGCAGCGGCCTCAGCTACCGGAAGCAGCTCGAAACCGCAGGCGTGCCACCCCTCACGATTCGGAAGGTGGAGCGCACCCAGAACATCTACACCGGGATCGGAGAGGTTCGCCGCCTCCTTCCCAAAGCATACTTCGACCTCAGCACGGACGCGCCGCGGAAATCCGAAACGGGCGCAGACCTCCCGTCAGGGGTGGGGTGCCTTGAGAACTACCGGCGCAAGCTGGAGGGTGGCCGCGAGGTGCCAGTGCATGACCACACCAGCCACACCGCCGACGCCGCCCGATGCCTTGCCGAAGGCATGGCGCAGGGCCTCCACATCCCGCATGCCGACATTCCCAACCACCTCGCAACACCGTTGCAGGTCCGCAAACTGCTATGAACACACCCCGCCTCCACTGGGCTCAAATTGCCGCCATTGACTGCAAGCGCGCTCTCATGGTCATGCCTGCCAACAACTCCTCCGCCATCGTTCACTACTGGGCCGGAAAACATCCGGGGAAAATCGGCTGGCTGATTGGCCCCACCGCTATCTCCAAAACCAAACTTCGCCCGTGGATTCCCTTTGCCCTCGACAACGACGCATTCGCAAGCTGGACTAAGCAACAAGCGTGGGACGAGGCGGCGTGGGTTGCCATGCTCCGCGCAGTCCGCGCCCAATCCATGAATCCCCGGTGGGTGCTGGTGCCCGACGTTGTTGCAGATCGTGAAGCGACGTTGGAAAAATGGGACCAGTACGCACCAACCGCCGCCGCCTACGGGTGGCCATTGGCGTTTGCGGTGCAGGACGGCATGACTCCCGCCGACATCCCTGACAATGCCGAAGTGGTTTTTGTAGGAGGCACCACTGAATGGAAATGGCAGACCCTCCCAATGTGGGCAGCTACTGGCCGACGCCTTCACGTTGGGCGAGTAAACGAACTGGACCGCCTCCACATCTGTGAGCGGCTGCGGGTGGAATCAGTCGATGGGACGGGATGGATGCGAGCCACCGACGGAGGCCGACAAGCGCAAGACCTTGCCGCATGGCTGGACGGCTCCGCCAAACCACAGCCCGAACTAGCCCTGGCCCTATGAAGCCCGCCCACAAAATCGCCGCTCTGCACGAAAGCCCAGGCGTGGACTTTGCCGAAGCCATGGAGGCACACCTGCTGCTGGGATACGTCCAAAGCACACCCGATGCCATGGCCCTCGCCCGCCGCATCCGGCCCGACGCCGACCCCGGGAACCCGTGGGACGTGGACCAGAGCGCCTCCACGCTTTACGTTTGGTGCGCATCCGGCGACCTCGACGCCCTTGCAGATTTCCTGCGGTCAATCCCGAATTGCAACGCGGTTGCGTATCACCGGAGGGGGCGTTTAATCTGTCGGCGCACCACCCATTTCCTCTATGCGATCTCCCGCCAACGACGCCGCCAAGATGGCGGAGCAATCCCGCCAACAGTCCGACCAGCAGTTCAAGGCGCAGATGAAGCTGATGAGCCGCCAACTGAAAGCCCAGAAGGCCCTCCCAGTGCCAGCGCCGGAACCCATGGCACCCGTTGCCACGCGAGCGAATTCTGACGCAGTCGCCCAGCGCCGCGAGCAGGCACGCGCCGCCGGTCGCAGGTACGGATTCGGCCAATCGGTTTCCTCCGGCTCCATGCTGGGAAGCCCCACCTACCTCTGACACATGGAAAAGGCCCAGAAGTTACTTGAGCAGTACGCCGACCTCGACGGCGAAGCCACCGCCTGGGAAGGCATCTGGAGGGATGCGGCTGAATTCTGTCTCCCTCACCGATACCAGACGTTCTCCAGTCAAAGCAACACGCCCAGCCCAGCGGCCCGCAACTTCTCCGCGATCGGTTCCGATTCCCTTCGCGTTCTCTCTTCCGGGTTGCTGGGGTGGACGACGCCATCACAGACCCCATGGTTTCGGTGGGAGCCGACGCCCAGCCGCGAGGCATCCGAAGACCTGAAAAACTGGTTGGCGAAAGCCTCGCAAACCGCGCACCGGATTCTGGGAAACTCCAACTTCTACACCGTCGCCCACCAGTTCCACCTTGAGCGGGGGGCCTACGGAACCGCCGCCATGATGGTGGAGCCGGGGGCCAACGGGAAGCCGGTGAATTTCAAGCTATGGGCCGCAGGAAGTTACCGCTTCACCGAAACCGCCGAGGGGATTTGCGACAGCGCCTTCCGCAAGTACAAGCTAACCAGCCGCCAAGCGGTGAAGCTGTGGGGAGACAAAGCCCCGGAAATCTGCCGCACCGAAGTGGAGGCAAACAAGCACACCACCCAGCACGAATTCATTCACGCCATCTGCCCGCGGGAGCCCAAGGACCGCAACCCCGCCGGAGGGCCGTATGGAATGCCGGTGGCCTCCTACCAGATTCACCGCGCATCGAAGACGATCGTGGAGGAAAGCGGTTTCCCATCCATGCCTGTCTTTGTCAGCAGATGGCTGCGCTGGCATGATGAAAGCGTGTGGGGAATCAGCCCCGCTCTCATCGCCATCAACGAGATCGAGGGTGTAAACAAGCTCGACCGCATTCTCCTCGCCAAGGCCCAGCTTGAGGTGGAGCCGCGGATCATCGCCAAGACTGGAGCGGTGGGGCACATCGACCTCACCGCCGGGGGAGTGACTCAGGTGCGCGACATGGGAGACGCGCCGCAGGCATGGGCCGACGCGCCATCCTCCCACGGGATCAGCATGGACCTCGTCAAGCGCCGGGAGGACTTTATCCGCCGAGTGTTCCACTCCCAACTTTTCGAGGCCCTCACTGGCATCGACAGAGAAATGACGGCCACCGAGGTAATGGCACGGCAACGCGAGCAGGTGGGGCAGATCAGCCCCGCATTTACACTCCTCACCACGGAATTCCTGAACCCCCTCCTTGAAGCGGTTTTTCAACGCCTCGTCATTGCTGGCAGTTTCGGCCCGCTACCCATCGACGCCATCACGGAAACGCCATCAGGCCCCCAGATTCTATTTCCAACGACCGTCCACACATCGCGCCTGTCGTTTGCCATCGACTCCCTCAACTCCGACGCCCTCCTCTCGACCGTCAACGAACTCGCCCCGCTCATTGCCGCCCAGCCAGAAATCCTCGACAACTGGAACCTCGACACCGCCAGCCGCGAAATCGGCAGAGGCCGCGGCGTGCCGGCTGAATGGATTCGCCCCGACGAAGAGGTCGCCGCCATGCGTGATGGCCGCGCACAGCAGGCGCAGCAGGCGCAGGCGATGGAGTTTGCCGCCAAGCAGCCAGAACTCGCCACACAAGCCGCCGCCGTTCTCTGATGATCACACAAGCCCTCACTCCCCTCGAAACACTCATCGACGCCGCCGTCACCTATCCCGCCTTTGCCGACGCAGCCCGCGCCGCATTCTCAGGCCGCGCAGGCGAAGACGTACTCGCTGCCCTCACTGCGGTTGCCCACCCGCTTTTCCCGCCGGAGGGGCGCACGCCGGAAGCCGTCGCCCGGGAAATCGGACGCCGCGAGGTGGTCGCACTCCTTCTCAGAGCATCAGGCAACATCTCACCAACCCAATCCAATGCCAGACGAACCAGCCCCAGCACCACAGGATCCGCAGATCAGCCCATCCAGCCAGCCGCGCCAGCCCCGGAAACGAGCGCGGGCGCAAACCTCGCCGACGCCCTCCGCGCAGCGGGAGACGCCCGCCGCACCCTCCTTGCCAAATACGGAGCCGACGACGAGGACCAACCCGAAAGCAATCGCCCCATTGCCGACGACCCCGCCGACGATGCAGGAAGCCATTAACGCCGCCCTCGCCGCGGGCATTCAGCCCCACCCCATGACAGGCTGGAAACGCGCCGCTTTCGTGAACTTCGTCATTTCCCAATTCGCCCCCGACCACGGGCACAACCTCCTCCGCGCCTGGAATCTCCCGGCGATTCTTTCCAACCCTGAAACACCATAACATGAATATTGAAAACCTCACATTCGGTCAAGCCGTCGAAGCCATGAAGCAGGGGCTTCCTGTATCCAGAGCAATCTGGTTTCAGGGAAAAGGCGGTTTTGTGTTTCGCCAGGTGCCCTCTTCCGTGGCCGTCGAAATCATCCCGCGCATGACCAGCCTTCCGCCAATCGTGAAGCAAATCACACTGGAGAGGCAAATGCCTTTGTGTTACGAAAACCAGCTCGCTTTCGTGGACACCGCAAACCGCGTAAGCTCCTGGGCTCCATCCGTTGAAGATGCCTTGGCTAACGATTGGCTTGCGCGCAGGCCATACGTTGCCGCCTCCGACACCGTGGGCACCGCCACGCCAACCGAATAACCCGCATGATTGACACAGCACCACCACCCGCCGCGCCACCCTCGACGCCACCGCCAGCAGCGCCTACAACACCGCCGCCGGACACCACGCCGCCGCCCTCGCAGCCGTGGCACGCCTCCCTGTTTGCTGACGACTCCGGCCGGTTTGCCGCCGATTGGGCGCAGAAGCTCCCCGACTCCCTTGCGGAGTACCGGGCAATGGCCGCGCAATACCCGGACCTCCCGACATTCTTCAAAAGCCACCGGGACAACATGGCAGCAGCTCGCGCCAAGGGCCTGAAACTCCCCGGCGAGAACGCCACGCCGGAGGAGAGAACCGCCTTTGAAGCGGAACTCCGCAAAGTGAGGGGAGCCCCGGACACGCCCGACGCCTACGAAATCCCCAAGCCGGACGGACTCCCCGCAGAGCTGGACTGGAAACAGGCCACCGCCGAATTCCGCACGCTGGCGCATGAAATCGGGCTGACGCCGAAGGAAGCGGAGCGAATCGCACAGTTCGACCTTCAACGCCAAGCCGCCGCCCAGCAGGCCATGCAGGCCCAGAAAGCGCAGATCATCGCCGAGGAGCAAGCCGCCATGAAACAGCGATGGGGCGAGCAGGCAGGGTTGAAACTCCGGCAGGCCCAGCACGCCGCCGCCGAATACCTCCCGCCGGAGAGCTTCGATCCGACCAGTGATTCCTTCTTGGGGATTGCCGCCGTCGAAGCAATCGCCAAGCTGGCAGCAAAGAGCCAGCCAGCCGGACACATCGCCGCACCGGCCTCGATGAACCTCACCGGCGAAGACCTCGCCCGGGACATCATGACCAACCCGGCCCACCCGGATTACAAGGCCTACAACGACGCCAGCCACCCCCAAAGCGCGGCGGTTCGCGCAAAGGTTGCGGACTTGTGGAAACGCAGTAAATAGGGACGCGGCATGGTGCCGGCGGAGAACGCCGGACGGGACCAGACGACCCTCATGAAACACCGCACAGAACCCGGGCAGGCCGCTTCACCTGTCCGGGTTTTCTGTTTGACGCCGCCGCCGCTCGCGCCACACTGACGCCGCCGAAATAGATTCGGGGGAGAGCCCCGACGCCGTAGGCAGTGCGGTTGTTGAACATCGGCAGGAAACCCCATCGGGACGGCCCCGGTGGGGTTTTTGCGTCTGGAGGATTCACTTGCAAAGACGCGCAACCGCGCAATCAATACGCATCACCGGCCCGCACGCAGCGGCCTACCGGGCACCAGCGCCCCACCCCAGCCCGCACTCGCGGCCTACTGAGAACGGCGAGGAACACCAAACCTCACTTCTCCAAATGTCCGATTTTTCCGCATCCTTTGATATTCCGGCGCACTTCAAACGCGCCTTCTCCACCCAGTGGGAACACGTCCTCCAGCAAACCAACAACAAGTTTTCCGCCGCTGGCATGGTGGAAGGCGACTGGAACGCAAAAGACTATATCTGGCAAGACATGGACACGGTGGCAGGCCGTGACGTGACCGGTCAGCGCCTTGGCGACACCAACCCGCAGGAAATCACCGGGGGCAATCGCCGCGGCAGCCAGAAGGAATTCGACATCCCTGTCATTCGTGACCGCTGGGATAACAAATGGCTCGACAAGCAGGCCCTTCCCGACGGCGAGGTTGTGACTGCCATGAAGGCCGCGGCCAACCGCTGGCTTGACGACGTGTTTATCGAAGCCGCTGGCGCGACCGTGTTCGGTGGCGCTGACCCATACGTGACCCCCATCACATTCCCGGCTGGTCAGCAGGTCGGCGCAGCGTTCGGGCCATCCGGCGCTCTGCAATCCACAATGACCCCGTGGAAAATCCTTGAAGCCACCCGCCGACTTGAGGCCGCGGACATTGACCCAACCGCCGAAGAGCTTTATCTGGCAATCAGCCCGCAGCAAAAATATGACCTTGTCCGTTTTGTTGCCGATGCGCCAAACGACATGTGGGCGAAGGTTGTTGGCGAATGGCTCACCCGAGACGCTACCGGGGTCCCAGCGAAGCTCATGGGCTATAACGTCATTATGACCAACCGTCTGCCAACCTCCACCGGCACCACTGATATCCGACTGTGCTACGCCTTCACCAAACGCGCCTTTAAGGTAAGTCCGGTGACGCAAGAGCTGACGATTGACCGCCTACCAACAAAGCGGAACGCGCTCCAGTTCTTCAGCCACCTGGCATTCGGAGCCCTCCGGGTGCGTGACCGCGGCGTTGTGCAAATCGCGTGCGACGAGGTTATCTAATCCCTGACGCACCCCAACCCCAACCCCTGACCATCAACCATCATGGCTAACGGACTCTCCAACATCGCAGCCGCGCAGGCCGCGCCCTCCCGAACCGGCACCATTCCCGGTCCACTCCTTGCGTCCCCTGTCAAACAGGCCCGCTTCCTCGTCACTGGCAACGGAACCGAGATTGCGACTGAGTGGCACGTTCTGGGACGGCTTCCAGAATCCGGGTATCAGATCATCCCGGAACTCTCCCGCATTCGGCAGGTTGCCGGGGCCTGGTCCATCGTTGCGACCATTCAGCGGCAGAACGCCGCGGGCACCGTTACGGCTCTCACCAACGCCGTCACCACCAATAACGGAGCCGTCGCCGCGGCATGGGCCGGAGCCAACAACACGGAGCCGCCAACCCTCGACAGCACGGACACCCTCCGCCTGTTGCTTTCGACAGGCGGAACCTTCCCGGTGCCGACCTCCGCGAGCTTCATCGTGGAGCTGGCTTATAAGACGGTCGAAGCGTAACCGCACCTCCCCACGGGGGAGAGTCCTTAATCGGGCTCTCCCCTTTTTTGCACCATGACCACCGCCACGACCACCGAACTCTGCAACGTCGCCCTTGGTCACATCGGCCAGGCGAGAATTGCCGACATTGGCGAACGCTCCCCAGCCGCCGAACACTGTCGGCGCATGTTCGACCATGTACGCAGGCTGTGTCTCCGGGATCATGACTGGAATTTTGCCGTTGGCCGCGAATCACTGACAGCCCTCAGCACGCCGCCGCCGTTTGGATTCTCCGCCGCTTACCAACTGCCCGCCGACTGTCTCCGGGTGCTGGCAATCAACGGACAGCCCGCAGGCGTGCGAGGCACGCAGTGGGAGGTGGAGGGCCGCACCGTCCTAATCAACGCCGACGTTGCCCACCTCCGCTATATCCGGGACGCCGACGACGTCACCCAGTGGGATTCGATTTTCCAATCCTACTTCTCCTATCGACTCGCCGCCGCCGTCGCCCCATCATTTAGGATTGATCCGCAGGCAGGGTTGCAGCTTGAGCAGATGGCCGCCGCCGTGCGCGCATCCGCGCAGGAAGCGGACAACGTGGAGACGGCCCCGCGGGTGACGAGGCTGGACCAGTCCGAGATCATTCAGGAGCGCGGCAGCAGATGGCCATCCGGCACCGCGGGCACCGGCACCGGCAACGCCGGAGGCTCCTCGATCGGCTGGAGCCGCATCGCCGTGACTGGTCAACCAACCGTCGCCGCCACGGTGGCGGGGGATACGTTTACGCTGGTGGCTGGTACCAACGTCACCATCACCACCGACGCCACCGCCAAGACCGTCACCATTTCCGCCACGGGCGGCGGAGGCGGAGGCGCATCGGAAACCAATCTGGCGCTTACTCGCAGCGCCAACGCTGTCACCATCACCAACGACAACGGCGACGGGGTGGAGATCCCGCAGGCGAACGCCACGCACGCGGGGGTGATGACGGCGAATCAGCA